GTTGGAATTCGGTCTAAACGGGAAGTCAGAAGAAATCGTTAGAGGTGATTTCAAAGCAGTGTAAATGGAAGCAAGCAAAGTCTTGATTTCCGAAACATCTTTAGGGTTAAGCGAAGATTGTTGCGAACTCTGTCCCATCATTTGTTCTTTTTTCTGGTTGGCAGTAGTTACTTGGTTGCCCAATTCTTTCATCTGAGAAGAAAGCTGACTTTTTAGTTCATCAGTAGATTTTTTAGCGGGTTCTTCAGTTTTAGCCGGAGTAGGTGCGGGTTTTGCCTCAGGTGCCTTTTCTTTTAAGCCAGTAGTTTCTTTTACTAAAGCACCCTTTGAGCTTGCTAATGAGGATTCAAGTTGTGCTCTTTTTTCAGGTGGAAGTTTATTTAAAATTTGTTGTCTCATTGCTTCAATCGACGAAGCAGTGGATAAATTTGCTGAGGCTTTTTCTGCCAGCGAAGGTGAGGTTTTCTCTGCGGTTACGGGAGTTGTCGTTGGGGCCACTGGTGAAGTAGAAACATCAGTTTTTTCTGTTAGAGATGGCATTGAATTTTCAACGGAAGCATTATTCTTTTGCTCCTCGATTTTAGCTTTTATAGCAGGGACACTTTCCTCACTTTTTTCAATAGGCTTCGTTAGGTTTTTCACATCTTCCATTGTGAATGTTTCCCTGCCTCTTTCAGATACAAAATAATCAAATTCGTCCTTTAAATAGTCCGGGTCACTTACTAGTTCTTTACGGTCACTTTCGTCTAATCTACCTTGGGCATAATCTAGAAATTCTTTAACGAGTGTAGCATCTGTCGTAATCTTGGACAAAGCACTTTCGAGTGAAGATTTTTCGCTTTTTACTCCAAGCAAAGCATCCTCTGCATCTTCATAGGCATCGTTGTCCATGATGCTACTTTTTGCACTCAGCTGGACAAGCTCCGGTCCTTTTTCACCTACAATAGCTAATCCATCCTTTTCAACAGTACCTCCCTCAGCAAGACCGGGTATTTTAGAACTAGATGTTTTGACTAGGCTTTTTATTGTATTCCCACCAAGAAGAGATTTAAAATCCGGAGAATTACCAGCTTTAACCTGTGCTACCTGATTGGGCACGTTAGAAAGAAAATCAGAAACAGATCCTGTGAAGGATTGCGTAATCTTTTCTGATAGCGACGAGATTAACTTATTATTTTGTTCAGAAAAAGTCTTTGCAAAAGAATCAGTAAAGCTTTTGAATGTTTGCTCCATTCCCTCGCCTTTGCTCGAATCCTTAATACTACTGGCCAAGTCTTTAAGACCTTTAGATGTCTCCGAATTATTCTTATTCTGTTCTTTTAGCTCTTGGAAAAGAATATCCATATTACTGGAAAGACTTGATATCTCCTTTAAAAGTTTGCCAGTATCATTTGCCATTATTTGAGAGTGTGATTTTCGAATTATATATCACAAACCCGACGGATCACTTACTAAAGCTAAATACTTCAACTTGTCCGCTTTCAGCAAGTCTCTTCTTATTTTCTTTCTCGACAGAATCGTTTAATTTGTCGATCCAAATTTGGTACTCGTAAAAAGGAATCGACTCAATCCAGTCTGGGCTGATGTCGTGCTCTCTCCAAAGTCGAAACTTGATATCAAAATAATTCTCTAAAGATATCTGAAATAACGAAAAGAGATCTGAACCCTCCGGGAAAGTAAATTGGAGCGGTGACCTCCCCTTCACCGCACGTATCACATTTTACGCGTGACTTTAATTTAGTACCAACCTTTATCTTTTCTGCTAGTTCAAAGTAGGCAGAAAATTCTTCCTTTGTCCATTCCTGTGCGGAGCTAACCATCGCCTCTTTGATCTTGAAATCGTCAAGACCCCTCCAATCTTGAAAATAGAAGGGAGCAATTTTAATAAAACTTTGATCTAAATCCTCTCCCCTTCTGACTGAGTTGCGCACAAAGTCAGAAATAGCCTTCGTTACACCAATTGAGGGAACTGTCATTTTAATAGTTTTTCCGATCCTTCTAATCGGGAAAACAAATTTTCTTTCCTGAAAGGAATAAAATTTCATGAGGTTGTCATCCAAATCGTAATTGCTTAGGACTCCAGTTCTGAGTTCTATAGCTTCCATTCCTCGACAACCTTTAGTTAAACAATTATTAGATCCATCCAGGATTATTCGATTCTCGCCTTTGACGAAGGTTAAATCCCTAATTGCCATGATTACAAAGAATCTATCTTCTTGCTTTAGATCTTTGTACGATACGACGCTATCTGAATCACCAAATTTTATTGTGCAACAAGCATCAAGAACCAGATTGAGCTTTTGATCTATGTCTAGCATATCGTCCTCGTCAATCATCGAGAATTGTCTTATCTCCTTAACTTCGGCTGATCTGATCGCGATTCTAGAATTTTCAGGATAAAAAAGACCTTTCGAAGGAAGCATTCCCAGAGGAAGATTCTTCCACCCAAGATCCAGCGGAGCTTGCTCTCTAAATTCTGGTGTAGGTACTGGTTGAATTGATTTTTCCTCGATCCTAGGGTTCTCTGATTTTTGATCTTGAACCCTTTCCTCGTAAATGTTTAGGTTAGGATCCAACTCAGGCTGAACCGGTTCTAGATTCAAATCGTCCGGGTCATCGTATTTGATACCTCCCCTTATTTCTTTTTCCCTAAGGATTTCTTCCGGTGATAAATTAAAATCAGGCATATGCTATTTTTCTTTATATACCATAAGGCATATAAATTCAAAAAATTATAGAGAAAATTAATTTAAAGTTCCGATTATAGGAATAGATCTCTCCAGTAATCAGACTTCCAAGTTGTATCTATGGTGTAAAGAGCGTCTCCTGTGTCGTAGCTTAATTCCATAGCATTAAGAGGCTCGATCAGGAAACAGTTGTTAAGTGTTATTCTTCTAAACACGTCTCCTTGCTTATTAAATACCGAAACGACCATTGATCCCACATAGTCTCTTTTCAAACCCATAGCTCCAGTTAGTGGATTATAAATAAGATCGGACCATTGTCTTAGGACCTTGTATATTTCCATTGAGTTAGCTTCATTCAAGTTTACCTCGAAACTCATGGAGAACTGTACATCCGAAGTTGAAGGCTCACCCCCTGCATATCTTCTTTCAGCAAACTTGTAGTATTGCGTTACAGCATCAGAAGGCTGAATGTCTACCTGCAAAGCGCTGACATTCTTCACCTGCTGGGTCAAAATGCTTTCACCGTTAAAAGTCGTGTTAGCAAGTGTAACCGCTGCTGGTGGTGTAATTAAAACCTCAAACTGGTTTAAGAAAACCGGTTCGTAATTGTTTCTTGCTGCTTTTGAATTATTGAAATGAGGTAAACCTGCCATTTAGTTCTTTTTATTTTATAAGAATAAATCCTCCCAATAATCAACTGCCCAAGTCATGTTGATTTCATATAAGGTAGTACCGTTGGTATATTCAAGCTCCATCGGGTCAATAGCTTTCAATGGGAAACAGTCTCTAAGTGTTATTCTTCTAAACACATCTCCATTTTTATTGAACACGGAAACTATAATAGTTCCGACGTAATCTGCCTTAATGCCTTGAGCACCTGTTAAGGGATTATAAATAAGATCAGTCCACTGACGCAAAGTTTTAAAAACGTACATCGAATTTGCATCATCTAAGTTTACAGTAAACTTGATTGCAACATCAAGCGTTGTGGTGTCTGGCTTACCTCCAGCGTAGTTTCTTTTAGCAAACTTGTATTTCTGAGCTACGAAGCTTGGATTTTTGTCTACATCCAGACCTCCAATAGAAACCACATGCTCTAAAAGAATAGGTCCTCCTGCAACGGGTCCAGGAGGAATGACGTTTACTTCAAACTGATTGAGGTAAACCGGTTCAAACCTATTAATTGCACTAAGTGAATTTTGATAATGTGGTAAACCAGCCATTTATTCCAAGATCTTTTTTTTATTTATCTTCAAGTCAAGTTTTCGTTCAATTATGCAAACTGGATAAATCCACCAGCTGCAATACCTCCAGTTCTAGTAACCGTAATCCTGTTCACGAACTTCTGAATTCCTCTTGCTGGCTCGATGATAACATCGATGATTCCAATGTTTTGATCGATGATTGAAGGCGGGTTGTTTGAAGAATCCATGATTACTTGGTAAGCATAAATACCACCACCTGCTCTCACTCCATCTAGGTAGTTATCGACAAGAGTTTTAATTTCAAGTCTGATTGAATCCTCGTTGAAGTCAAATAGGTAGTTAGCCATGATTTCCTCAACGTCGTTCTCAACACTGATAAGCAAGTCTCTTACGTGAACAAGATTGAATGCTGAATTTACTGTTTGGTAAGCTGTTTGGTTACCGAAGATTACAACACCCAAGTTTCTTCTCTTGATGATCGGGTTTAATCCAACCGGCTCTAGCCAGCCTCTGTCTTGATCTGTAAAGTCGTATTCAACTCCAACAACGTTTTGACCTGATATGACCCCTCTTTTTTGACCAGCAATAATGCTGTAAGGTTCTCCGTTTGCAAATTTTCTTACAAAGTTGTTAGAAACGTAAGCAGCAGGAGGAACGTTGATGTTTTTGTTGTTCTCTCTAATAG